TATTCAGGTCATTGGCCGCAACAGTTAGGGCAGAGGCCGTTATACCGTCAGTAGTAGTGCTAGTAGTCTCATCGTCTACACCAGCACTCACATCAATGGTATAGGTGTCAGATGAATCCAGGGCAGTGCCTGTTCCACACCACCACAGGTAGGCTATCTCCAGCCCCACGCAGTTCTCAGGAACCATAACCGAGCCACCACAAGCAGCATCGGTGTCGTCAAGACCTATACCGAGATAATCGTTGTCGCTGTCAAATGGTGCCGCACTCTCGGTATATGGGAGCATAACATTGACCATTAGCTCCCTGACCGGGGGAATGTCCACATAGAGTTCCTTTGTGGACAGCCCAAAGCCAAGAACCTGCTTCAGGTTATTAGCTCCAGTTGGTCTGGTTGCGGTGATTGCTCCAGCAGTAGTGCTCAGGTAATACTGGTCTCCTTGAGTGTATGGTGCGTCTGTGTCTACGATGATACCGCTTCGGCAAAAGATACCGACAGCTCCTGAGTCAAAGCTGTTGACTGCTATTGCCTCTGCGAATTTCGTGTTGTCGTCTGCGTCCGCCTTCTCCCAGTCGGTGCCGTCAAAATAGACGGCAGCTCCTGCGGTCAGGTCGGTTGAACCTACAGTGCCTGTAAAGACACCTCGTGCTTGCCTTACATATGGATCTGCCAATTGAGTTTCCTCCTTATTTTATTCTTTGGTTAAACTACCGAATATTAGGCAGCCGAATCTATTCCGCCCAGAGCAGCTATAACCTTTGCTGAGAAAGTTACAGCCTGGATATAGACTACCAAGCGGTAAAGATTCTCGTTTTTCTTTTCCTTGATTCCTAGCCTCTGAATATCAGGCTCCAGAACCGGGCCGTTATGGATTATGGTGTAACCCTGTTTTTCCTCGCCGAATTTAATGGCAAAGATGGTTGTGGCTGTGCTTGATGGCCAAGTGCTTGAGTCGTTGTATTGCTCGGAATTGGTGATGTAGTCATTGATGACTATTGGAACGGTATTGTAGAGGTAGACCTGCCTACCGAATAGCTCTATCCGGTCAAGTCGCATACCACTACCACTTGCTCGCATCAGTGAAGTTAGCTTCCGTCGCATTGTCTTGTTCATGATGAGAGCATCGGGATTGCCCATCTCCACCATGTCCATCATGGCATCAAGCCTGTCAAGTGTCAGTTCGGTTTCAGCGCTACCAGGCCCATCCACGACCCCATCATCCATTGCCATCATCCTAGTCTCTGCTCTACAGAGGCTATCCAGTCCCTCAAACTCAGTGCTTACATTTTCTGGCTCACCAGTGATGATTAAGTCCTCAATCTTACGAGCCAGAGACTTGGACATCTGGCTGATAAGCACTGCTTCCTGGCTCTGAACATTGCCCCTGGTTTGCAGAGCATACCTGTCCAGAGGCGACTGCACGCCTACAATCGTCAATGACGCGGTTTTCTTGGTATATGTCGGCTCAGTGTCCTCCCAGGTATCACCCACAGCATGAGTAGTTGAGGTAGGGAGAGCACTCTCACGGTTGTATACCAGAGAGTTGCCTGAAAACTCCTTAAATTGGAGATGTGGAGCTATCTCACTGGTCGTGATTATATTGTCGTAGACACCAGTCAACACTTCGTCATTGGCAAGTTTGGCATACTCGCTTAGTGTTGCCATAGTTTTTACTCCTTATTCGTTAGTTTTGGTAACATACTTGCTACCTTCTTTTAAGCCCAATGCGATTTTTTGTGTCGCACTAAGACCAGAGGTATCCTTAGCCCCACCTTCTGTATAGCCAGAATAAGGCTTGAGGGTTTCCTTTTCAGGCTCTTTGCGTTCAGTTTCTCCCTTTGGCTTCCAGAGTATGTTAGCGACTTCTCTTATCTTTTCCTCAGTAGTCGCTTCTACCGTGTCAGCCAGAGCTTTGAGTCTTACCGCATCGCCACCTTCATACTCTGAGGCTACATCCCATATCGTGATTTCCCTCATTGTCTCGCTGGCTATGCGTATAGTCTCTGCGTGAGCCTGTTTTTCTGCCTCCAAAGCTTGCTTTTCTGCCCTGAGTTGACGCTGCTCATCTCGAAGCTCCTTATCCCTCTTAATCAGGTCAAACTTCTTTGGGTCATCCGCAGTCAGTTCCTCTATTTGCTGGCGGACAGAATCTCTCTCGGATTGAATATCTTCAATCTCCTGCTCCTTAGCACTCAATTGAGATTTGAGAGTATCCCTCTCCTGCTCAATTTCCTTAGCTTTCCTGCCGGCTTCTGATTTAGCTGCATGAAGCATAGCGTCAAGTTCAGCCTGGGTATACAGCTTTTGGGCTTGTTCTGACGATACCTTTTCTGAGACAGGGGTTTTGCCTTCCACTTCAGGGGTTTTAGTGCCCTTTGCTTCTAGCATAGTGCCTTTCTCTTTTTCGGCTACGGTCATGCTTACCTCCTATTTAGTTTTTGATAAACAAAAAGGCGAACCAACTCAATTAAGAGTCAATTCGCCTATGGTTATTCCATTCAGCTAGTATTTAGTTTTTAATGCTTCTTATGCTGGTGAGTCCTTTCAATCTCCCGACTGAAAGCTGGTTCGCCAGCCTGTACTACTACCTCCAGCTTCCCCCAACCGAACTCCTGACAGAATTTCAGGAAGTCCAGTTGTGCCTCCGTCAAATCTATTTCTTTGAGACTATCACAGTTTTTTTCTTTTGTCAAGCCCTGCATAGTTTTTAGCTCTCAACTTTTGCTTCACAGAACTCTTTTAGGGTAGCCTCGCTGTTTTTTTCTGCTAACTCGGCAGCCTTTTTAGAGTAAGACTTTGGAGTCTCTCCCCTCTTTATACTAAGTGCGATGCAAAACAATTTACGCTGTTTCTCGCTTGTTGCGGGCATTAGTAACCTCCATAAGCGTATGCCTCTAAATCCTCACCTGAATACTTCTCGGCTAGTTCTGCTGCCTTCTTGGAATAGGTAGCCGGCAGTCTACCCGCCTTAATATCCACGGCGATACAAAATAGAGTTCGCATTTTTCGTTCCTTTTCCTCTGCTTTTTTAAGTGCCTCTAGATTTGGCGTTTTAACTTCAGCCATATTACCTCCTTATTTTAAGCTTTCCAAAAATTCCTTAAATTCCCCCAGCCCTTCCTCCAGCGCCTCCCTGAATTTCTCACGGGCAGTTCTAGGCTCCTTCGGTTTCAGCGGTGGCTTTGGCTCCGCTCTCTTGCTCCATATTCCCACAGCCACGCCCCACTTGTCAAGGTCTGGGTTGTCAAGGCGATATTGATACCGCTCATCACGGTTATCGCTATCAATCCTATTATACTCCAACCACTTGTTAAATACCTCTTTTGTTGGCACATTCTCAAAGGTTTTTAGTCCCTTCCATATACCCAAGTCAACCAACATCTGGTGAAACTCAGGATGCTCTTGGAGATACCAGTCATCCTCATACCATCTATCCTGATTAGTCCTATCTTCCCAGTCATCAGGCTTTTTCAGGTCAGGGCTGGTATGCCACTCAATATACTCAGGATGATATCGCTCTGGCACATCCTTCTCATAAGCATGTCGTCTGTACCGAGCTTCATAGTAAGTTGGGTTTTCAAGAAGGAAAGCATCCCTCGCAGCGTCAGTAGTCAGCGCATCATACTGCTCATCCTGCTCTCTAAACTGAACATTTATTCTGAGGATAGGTTCACGCTGTCTCAGTTCCTCCATTCTATCAGTCAGAAGCTCATTATCTATTGCCCACTGGTAGACTTCAGGATTATCTAATAACCATAACATAGCCTCTGAACTATTATCTCCAAACTCCCTAGCATTTCGCCCACGCTCCACCCATTTCTCTACAAAGTCATCCCCATTATTTTCATAGGCTTCTATTCGCTCCCTATCATCCAACCATTCAGGATGGTCATCCCTGAATTTATCCCTTTCCTCATCTGTCTCCAGTGCATCATATTCATCAAAGAGAGCACGGTTTTTAACCTTCAATTCAAGAGATTCGATGGGCGTCTCTATCGGGTCATAGCCTAAAGCTTCTCTCAAATTGTCATCTTTCGCAAGGATAAGTTGTGCTTCCCAACTATTCCAACTGCGGTTAAGAACCTCTTGCTGGTATTTGAAGTAATTTTCTTCAGAGCCTTCAGGTGGTAGCCAAGTTGAAAGGTGGGCAGTATCAACGCCATACTCATTACACCACTTAATGATAAAATCGTATGCTTCCTGCGTCTGAATTTTCCCTCCATAACCCCACATAGCAAGCAGAGCATCATCTTCTGGATTGTCTCTTCTCCATTCAGAACGCCAATCCTTAGATAGAACATCATACTTCTTGGCAAATGCTATTTTATCCTTACCAGTAAGAGACCAATAATCCTGAAGCAAACCGTAATTTTCAGCCAGCTTGTTATCCTTCAACTCTTCCTTATTGGCTTCTATGTATTCAGTAATAATGTCAGTCCGTTCCTCTTTTGTTTTCGCTGTATTAAACTTTGTCCATAGTTCTACTACTTCAGCTTCCTTCTCGTCTGGGTCAGGGAATAGGAAGCCAGCAATATCATATTCATCCATATTGATAAGTTTTTCAGGTGGCAAGCTCTCATAGTATTCCCTGCTGACTTCAGCCTTCTTAAAGCCGTCAAGTATCGGTGATACTGATTTGTCAAATCGTTTAAGCCCTACTGCTCGCCTAATTTCCCGAATGTCTGAAGCAACATCACCAAAATCATATCTCATTCCATCCTCATCAATTTCCCCTAGTTTAGCAAGCATATCTTCTATCTCTGCGTTAATGTCAACTCTCCCTACCAATATGGGGATTTTAAGATACTCATACCATTTAGCCTTCTTTTCCTTGCTTTCATCCAATCTGTCAATATACTCACGTCCACCTTCTGTCTGATACGGTCCCATGAAGATTGCCTTTAGCCATTCATCTGGTCGAACTTCAAACTTCGGCTCCCCCTTAACATCCTCCATCGCACCTTTGACTACGGCTTCAATTCCATCTATCATTCTGTTTATTTGTGAACCACCAAAGGGAAAGTGGTAATTAAGAATCCACCTCTTTAACCTTGTGTAGTCATCATACTGTATCGCATCATTAAAACCTCGCCAGAAGTCGTTGATATACTTAGCTGGTAGAGGCAGATACCAAGCGTCCCCTGGGTCTACAGCCCCTTGAAGGATGGCAAACATAGGAATAAAAGAGGAAAGTATCCAGGGCTTCCTATTTGTCAATTTATCCATCACAATGTTAATAACTACAATTGAAATAAGGAAGGCTGTTGTAAGCATAAGTCGTCCACTGATGGTAGCCTTCCCTTCTGCTGACTTGGCTGAAATAGTCTCGTATGCACCGGCTTTGCCTACACGAATATAATTCATTTCACGGATAAAGTTCATAGCTTGGATGCAGAAAGTTTGAAATGGGAAAAGAGCACCCACGGCTTTTGACCTGAGCACCGCAGGAACATTCTCATAGTTATACATAGACTGAGTTTTCGCCCCCATTTTGGAGGCATACTCCACGAGTTCTTGCCCAGTATATCCGAGTTTGATACCCTTATAAAAACCAGCACGAATAGAAATGCCAGTTAAAAGAGATTCAATAGTGTTAGTGATAATCGAGGCATAGAACTCAGCTTTGTCAATCAGGCTACCTTCAAATTGGAGACTTTGTTCAACTTGTTGCCCTATGTCCTGATATGCCATCTTACCTGCTCTTTTGCTTTTAATAATATAAGAATAAGTGTCCTTGGCAAAAGCACGAGCAGATGGAAGGAAAAGGAAGTCAAGCCCTTTAAGAGTATTGATAAACCCAGTTCTACCAACCGTGAAAGCGATTGATGAAGGTTGTATCGTTATGTTCCATATCCAGTTTAGAGGGAAGACATTGCGGGTAAGATTACGCCTTATTTTGTAGGCTGCCCTCGCTATCCCTGAAGGCAGGAACGCCTCAAAAGCCTTTGTTATTCTAGGCTTTGCCCCTGCCCATACTTCAGCGTTATATTCTTCAAGGAGTTGTGCCGTTGAGTTTAATCCCTTAGCCTTGAGGGCAGCTATATGGATTTTATTGTTCTGAACAGTATTAGTGAAGAATATATCCTTGCCGGCAGTTCTAATATAATCGAATATAAGTTTATGGACATTTCTCTCCATCGGATAATTCTTCATTCCACCTTCTCTCGCCATCGCTCTCGGGTTGAATGGAGCATCAGGGAAGATATAATCTGGTGCTGGAGCTCTAATTTGCATATCGGCAGGCGTTCTCTTTGAAAATCCCAGACTACTCCATATATTTCTTTCGCCTACCCAAGCCATATATCTATCAATATAACCTATTTCTTTTTGCCCTCTCTTAACCCTTGCCTGATTTTGCATTTCCCTCATCTCATCAAGAAAAGCTCTAGTCCATTGAGCAAACTCCACAATGTTATGTCTAGTCTCTATATCATATTCCGCCAGAATCTCCTTAATTTCAGGCTTTCTTAATAGTTGGTCGGTCTTAAAGTTGGCTTCCGCAGCCGTAATTTGCTCTATTGTATTAAAAACATCAAGCCACTTCTGCTTATTGATATGACCTGTTAAACCAAAGCGTTCAAACATATCTTGGGCCTGTGCAAAGTAGGTATCAAGAAAACGCTTATATGCTAGGAAGTTTCTATTTGATGGTCTCTGGATATATTTCTGTGTTACGGCTGGAGCATCAGGAGTTCCCGCAGCCCTTCCACCATCAATATGCTCAAACAAAGCATCTATATCTTGCCAAAAGCCAGAAGTATAAGGAACATTCTGAAGATAGGGTGAGTCAACAAACTCCTGAGTTACATAAAATCCGCTTTTACGTATAGCTGCTACAAGTTTTCCGCCTTTAGTCCTTCGCAAAGCTATGCCAAGAGCGACCGCATCGTCAACAGTAAGCGGTGCTTTCCTTTTCGCCTTTTCAATAAGTCCACCGAATAAGTCTCGTTTTGCTTCTGCTTCAGCAATAAGGTTATCCCACAACTCTACTGTTTCTTCGGCATACTTTACCTCGAGTTCTGCTGCCTTCTTCACCCTCAAGTTGGTTACTTCCTCAACAGCTAGTTGTCTTGCGGTAGTCAATTCCTCAATAGCGGTATGAACCTCCCCAGTCAAGGCAGCAAGCTTGAGTTCACTTACATCTGGCATTGCCTCAATATATTTTGAGAAATCCCCCGTCTTGAGATATTCTGTAGCAGCGACATCAAGAGGGCTTTCAGGTATGCCAGTTAGGAGTTCCCTCTTTGCTTCCACATTAAAGTCCTCTACTCCCCGATAATGGGATGGATGACGAACAGTCTGTCTCGGTATTTCCCCTTCCTGTCTTGGTTGAGTTACCATTTCAAGGTTATGCTCACGATTAACTTCCATCTCAGCTTCAACAGATGAAGTCTTTTGCTTAAATGCCTCTTCCGCTTCCAGTTTAGTCTTAACTTGCTCTGATTGTCGGGCTACTTGCTCATCAACAGTCTCAACAGCCCTAACTGTTTGTAACTCTTTAATCCTCTGCTTCTCCTGCCTAATTGCCACCACCCTATCGGCAAGCTCATCAACCGTCATATTCCACTTGTCGGCCAATTCATCAAGGACAGCTTCTTTGGGAACTCTGTTATACTCTCTAGTGCCTTTCCGCTCCCATGCCGTGAAGTTACCAAAAGGCTTTATCGCCCTTGCTTGCTTCAGGGTAAGGTAACTGGGGAATGTTCCCTCTCTAATTGAGATAAGCGAGTCAAGCCCAACATTCCTGCCAGCCATCTTGAAGCGATAGGTTGCCACTGGGTCAAGCTCGTGGGTTACTTTTAAACCCTCAAGCTCAGCCTGTGCCTCGTATGCCTCTCTTACATCTTCTGGTGCTTCCTCAGCCTGCCTTTTAGCCTCCTTAAGTTTAAGCTGGTCATCCATTGAGATTTGGGTTAATTCGCCCTTCCCTTTGGGTCTGACTTCTCGGTCAATTACCTCCTCAAACATAGCTGGCTGATAGCCAGCTTCAGGCATACCAGGTTCGGCTTTGGGAATCGCTTCCATTCTAGCCTTTCTCTTTGCCTCAACTCTAGCCCTTGCTTCCGCTTGGCTTATGCCTTTTGGTAATTGTTTTTTCAATTCCTCAAGGCGGGTTTGCTCTTCCGTTGTTAACCAATCCACATCTGTCGGTTTGAGAGCACGGATAGCAGGGTCAGAAGCCTCCCTTCTTTGTTTGGCGGTTGCAAGCAGAGCATCTATTTCTTCCTCCACAGGAGTAACTTCAGGCACAGCGGGGACTTTGGGTGTTGGTGGTCTAATCTCTCGCTTTGCTCTGTAAAATCCCCTTGCCTCCTCATTATAACCAATACCCTCTTGGCTTAAAATTTTCGTTAAGGCGTTAATCCACTCTATTGTGTGAGCATCTATCATTGCCCGTTCTAGGCTTGTAGGCTTACCCCCTAATTTCTCAATGGCTGAAATATCAACCACAAAACTAAATTCTTCATATTCTTCAGGAGTTAATGTTTTCTTCATAATTGTATCAATTTCTTCTGCCGAAACCCTTTCAATAAAACCTTCCCTTTCAAAAGAAGCAACTTCCACTGCTTTCATCTTGGGAATATCCTTTGTCATTTCCCAAATCTCTTTTAACGTTCTTTCTTCGGGCTTACCGGGTTCGGCTTTAGGCACTTCTACTGCTCTCTGCGATAATTTATTTATTTCCTCGGTAGTTAAATTCTTATATGCCTTAGAGCCTACTTTACCCTCCAACCCAGCTTGTTTAGCCTGCTGGACTCTTTGCTCAACTGACATAGCTTCCCAAGTTTCTTTTGTAATTCTTGGTGCAACCTCTTCAGGCTCCCCATATAGTCTAACAAAGCCCTCTTCTTGCTGTATCGTCTGATACCATTTGCCCGTCTTGACATCCTGAATCCAGCCCCTAGCCTTCATCTGAGCCTCTGATAACCCCTGAGTCATTGAAGGAGATACCCTGACAAATGAGACTCCAGTTCCCACCAGAGAGAATGGAAGCATACCTGCCGTTACTTTGGGTATTAGTTCTGGGATGCCTTCAAACAAACTGCGGTCTTTACCAGCCATAATCACGGCTACATTACCCAATGCCTCCTGTAACACCTCTTCCATCGTCTCGGTGAATTGAAGCGTAGTAAAAGTAGTAAGACCCTTCTTGGCAAGTTGCCTTGTGGTGAGCTTAACCAGTTGCTTGCTAAGCTCTTTCCTGAATATCCTCTTTATCTGAGGTAGAAATCTGGTGAATTGTAAGTAAGTTCCCGCACTCTCGGTAAGGATTATCGGCACACCAACTAGGGCTGCCAATTCCGCTGCCTGCTCTCTTGGCACACCTTCAGCTATCAAATCCTCAAAGACACCCTGAGTCTCAACTGGGCCAAAGGTTAGCCCAGCAGCAACAGCACCAGCGAGAACATTACCGCCTGTAGCCATAGTCGCTATTGCTGATGTAGCTAAAGCTGTTAAGGTCATTGGTGCCATACTGGCTATTTCGTAAGCCCACCAGCTTGGGTCAGCCCACAAGTCAGGATGTTTAGCTGGCCCCTCCTCGTAATAGGGCTTAGGTTGCAAGTCTGGATGTTTAGATACCCAGTCTTCATAATCCCGCTGGTGCTCGGCAGCCTCAGCACGGAACCAGTCTCGTATCGCTTTATTTCTCCTATCAGTCTCATCAGCCCACTCATCGCCCTGTATCTTTCTCTCAAGTGGCGTCATATCCCTGAAAAGAATCTCAGGCAAAACTGATAGGGAAAACTGTTTGCTTTTCTCAAAACCACTGACACTGGCATAACTCCAAGCGTCCCAGAAATCACTGAGTCGCTCACTAAAAGTAAGGTCTTGAATTTCCCTTGTTATTGGATTATAGGAACCAACAGGTTTGCCATCTACATCATAGGCTCGTTGTGTGGTCATATCCACAACTACCTGTTTCCTAACACCATCAACAGGCAGGACTAATTTCTGGATACTGAGTATGCGGTTTATCTCTTCTGGCTCATAGCCCATCACCTCCAGCAACTGCCTCTTTGCTACACGACTGTCCCCTGTTTGTATCTTTTCCCAGAATAGAGTGGGGTTTTCCTCTAAAAGATTGGCTAAGTCCTCAATGTCAAAATCAGGGAATACTGCTTGAATGGTCTGGGTCATTCGTTCCTCTTCCAGACCAGCAGCTTCAACTGCCCCAGCAACAGTCACTACATTCTCTTCTGGAACGCCAAGCATCCTCAAAACAGCCTCAGCGTTTTCAGGAGTAGTTCTGAGATACAGGTCTTCAAGAAACCCTGCGGGGTCGTCTCGTAATTGCTCTTGTAGATTGGCTATTGTTTGTGGTATCTCTTCAGGTTTATACCCAGGATACTTGGCATACACATCTGAAAGTAGCGTAAGTGCTTGCTCGGTTTCAATAGGTGCCTCCGCTGGAGGAGCTGCTAAAGGAGCCTCACCAAACAGACTGACGATGACATCCTCTGAAATACCTGCTTCCCTAATTGCCTTGATGTCATAAAGACCCTCCGGAGTTTTGTATGGCTCAACAGTAGCAAGTGCCTCCTGGTATTTCTCATATTCAGCCTGTTGTGTTTCAAGTTCTTCTCTGGTAAAGGTCTCACCAGCAGGTGAAACATACGTCTCATCGGGTCTTATTTCCCAGCCTTCAGGGGTGATGTAGGTATAAGCATAGCCACTCTCAGCAGGCTCATATGGCTCAACCTTAACAGACCAGTCGGGTTCAAGCTCAATACCAAACTCAGCCCTAGCTTCCTCTGGCGTAAACTTCCTACCAAGCTGAACATCCTTGAGGAAAGTCAGACGCTTCTTGAACCATTCGGTGCTTAAGCCTGCGGTTCTTTCAGTTACCATTTAATCACCTTGCATCACTTTACAGCACTTTGCTTTGCCGTAATCTGCCTCAGCCTATCGGCAATCTGGGATAGGCGAGGTTTAGTGCCATCACCACCGAGCCTTTGCTCCTCAAAAGGAGACTTTAATTCCGTGATATGCTGAATGCAGATTTTCTTATTCCACTTTATCATTCCCCTTCTACTCCCTTCGGCGTTACTCCTTCTGGTATTGGTGCTTCCCTTCTACTCACCATTCCACTGCCACCGAGCAGTTTGGGCAAGCCCACTAAACCCTGAAGATTAGCCTTTGGCATTACTTCCCGTTCTCCCTTTTGCTCTGGCTGGACTTGAGGCTGCATCCTGGCTCTCATCATCATAACATAGTCGTGAACCAGCATCATTGACTGCCAGTTCTTTAAGGCTTTGTCGTTCTCGTCTTCCGTATCCTCGGCTTCCTCAGCATATCTCACCGCCATCTCAGCCAGCCCGATGGCAGGATTGGCTTTCTTAGCTTGCTCCATCTCCAAGTCCCTCATCCAGCCATCGGGGTCTTCAGCCTTGAGAATGTCCCTGACGATAATCTTCATCGGGGCAATGCCTATGGCAGCTTGAGCCTGAGCCAGATTAACTATCTCCTGCTCTTTGGAGCTTATCATCGGGCGGAAGGAAACCCTGTATTTATCGGGGTCGCCCAGCATCTTTACTGAAAACTTATTCCTTCTGCCTGTTCTGCCGATATATATTTCCCCTTCACCTTCAGCCGAAGCGATGAACTGCTTTATCATCATCCGGGCAAGCCCTTCCTTCATCATAGCCAGAGCTTGAAACCTCGACTTCTCCAACTTATGCCTTATCTCAAACTGCTTGGCGAACCATATCCCAGGTCTATCAAGTCGGGCACTACCCAGTTCAGCATCACTTATCCCGCCAAGTTCAATCATACGGTAAATATCTTCCCTGGCTGTTATTGACGCCCTATTCAGGTCTCCCCTCGGCACTGGTTGATGTCTCTCGCCCTTTGGGACTTTCTTAGTTTCCCCAGATTTGGGTACCGGCCTGACTGGCGTAGCATCAAAGTTTTCAGTCTCATACTCGTAAGGTGGATAGAGGATATCCATACCTATCGTCTGCTCTATGGACAGGGAGCGATTCATCTCCTCATACAGCTTGCGGTTTTTGTAGAATATATCCTCAGCCTCATGCTTCAGATAACCTTTATCCCTGAGCATAAATCCAGCAGGTGGAAAGACAATAATAAAGGGCGGATAACCAAAAATATTTTTCTGTTCGAATATTTTCGTCCTCGCTACCCATACCTCGTTTAGCTCATTGCCCCAGTAATCCCTGACCTCAATCTCACTTTCACCGACAATCTTTGCGTCAGGATATTCCTCAAGAATATCCTCTTTACTCCTGAAGAATATGGGAGCAACCCAACTTAAACCATTCCTGCCCCACTGAAAAGCACACCACCTCATATCAGTCGGCAGGCAGTCAACCTCATACTGCTCCCTGTTAATCTGTGATAGCCACCTGACACCTATTGGGCCCCTGAAGCAGACATGATTGCACAGCCAATCATAGAGACTAGACATGCCGAACTTGTTTAGCAGAACCTCATCGGCTTGTTCAAAGTTATCTTCAATAAACTGCTCGATGTCGTGTGCCTGCCTTGAACTAATATCCCCCTCAACTACCGTCTGCCATGTAGCCGATGTCAAGTCGGAGACGATAGCATCCCCAAAATTGATTGCCTGATTGCCCGTGACATTGATAACATTATCAAGGTCATAGCGGTCTTTGAAGTCCCTCAGTTTAAACGGGTAGTCCTCTGGGTAAAGCAGTTTCATGGTAGTATCCATCCGCTGATGTAAGCCCTTCAACTGCTTCATTTTGTTGTCTATCTTCTGCCATGTTGTCTTAGCCATTATTTGACCTCCTTCCAGTTATGACCATCCCAGACTTTGTTATACTTTTCCCCCATCACGAATGCTAACCATAGTTGTTCCATTGAGGTAAATTGATGGCAATACTTATATCCACCGACCTCATAGATAATACCCTGATTAACTAGCGACACACCTGCTGCTAGCTTAATACACGTTTTGAAATCCCCCATCATCTCCTGAAGCTGGTCTTGTGTGGGTAGCCAAATATAGTCATTACTATCTTCATGCTCCCTGCCACGAATATACCATAATCGCCCACCTTGGTGGATGAAGCAAGCAGAACTTCTGTAATTAAGGTGAGGTTTTTCGGGGTGTCGTGGTATCCCCTGTATCTCCTTTGCTTTCTCACACATCTTGATATATTGTTCTGAAGTATCCATCATTTGACCTCCTAAATATCCTTCTCCCATTCGTCTTCGGAAAACCGCTCGTGCGATGCCTCCGTCAACCGCCAGCCAAACGACCAGTTGACGGTGCCTACAGTTGAAATCAACCGCCTTGCCTCACCCCTGCACTTCGGACAGCGTATCAGGCTGCTGTCATCATAGCTCTGCCTGATTTCAAATCTGCACTCGCACAGCGGGCATTCGTATTCGTAAAGTGGCATAGCTAATTACTTCTTCTCCCTCTTTCCCCAATTTTATTTTTGCCTTTGACCAACCTTCTCCTCTCCACCCTGTTGCCGATAAACTTCTTAACCTTGCCATCGGGCATCTGGATTTTTGCTATTTCTAACAGAGCAGGACTAAGCGTAACCAGACCTTTCACTTTATCACTCCAAATCTTCACTGGTTTAGACATTTTCCCACCTTTCATACTCTATTGTTCCGTAGCCATGTAAAGGACAGTAAGTCCCTCCCGAACTAAGGTATTGATGAAGATGGCATTTACAAATTGGATACCAGATATAGGTTACTGGGTTTGTCCCTACTAAAACTGGAATGTGTGTAGGTTCTGCTGTCATTGTATTTTCTCCTCTCACATATTACTCACCGCTTCAGGCTCTTTACCATGACACACGGTTTCAGGTAAGAAGTTACAGTAGAGATACCGAGCACAAGCACACAGGTGGTATTTCGCCTCATCCTTAATCTCGTTTGATGGTCTGCCCTCCTTGTCGGGCTTCCACAGGCAGTTATTTAATTCCTCAATCCTGCGCTTTAAGCTCTTGAAAACGAATATCTTGTTAAGTTGCATCAGCCCAAATACCCGGTCAAGCTGCGCTCCGACCCTCGTAATTCTCGGCTCCATAATCGGCCAGCCGTGAGAAGTATACCCCTGCCTTATTTCATCTTCCTGGTGACTTCCCCCAGCCCGCCAGATAACATTTCTACTCTGCGTAATCTCCTTGAATGCCTGAACGTGGTCATTGGTTGATAGCCCCGACCCCGGCAGATATTCCTTGAACTCGTAAAAATTTCCCGTCCCAGGGTCTTCAGCTACGAATAAAGCAGCTGGATTAGCCCCACCAAAGTCATGCCCAGAGTATATTAGCCAGTTATCGGGTATCGGGAAGTCGTCTATCTTGCATACCCTCTCATTCCACGCCTTATACACTAACCAGTGTAACTCAAGCTCCTCGTCCTCGGCTAGTATCTCCTGCCGATAGGCATCTCTGGACATCTCACCGACTATCTCATCAAGAGCTTCACGGCTGATATACGGGTTATCATGGCTGGTAAAGTGTATTGCCTGCCACTTGCCAGTGGTATCATTCTTGGCTGCCTCAAACATCTTGGCAGCATGGCGGGGGTCTTGTGCTTTAGACACTCCAGTACTTACCAACTAACTCCCAGGCATCCTCATTGGTCAACTGCCACTCGTCAAAGGTTAAGTCGTCGGCATAGTCCCCCCTTAAAGTATCGGCATTCCAAGCAGTCTTGCCTTTAATTCGCTGCTCCGTGCCTGGCTTCTCTATATAATGCTCGGTCTCATTACAGACAAAGATACCCATCCGTATAGGCTCAGCCAAAGCCCTTTTCACCTCAAACCACCACTTGCCCAATTGCTCGGATGTAGGGGTGGTATAGAGTTGTCTTCTGCCTTGAAGAAACCGCTTGACATTCCTGATAGCAGCACCAACAGTCTTTCCGCCCCGTCTGCCAGCCCTGACGATTATCCGCTTAAAGGTGGAATTGATAAAGGCATCCTGGCTGGGATGTCTGGCCGAGCTCCTGAGTTTAACTTTGGCTTCCAGTGTTTCGGTTACCATTTACTGCCTCTTTATGCTTGGGTCGCACTATGACCATTATGTCAATTCTTCTTAATCATCTCCAGCCACTTATTGACCACCTTAACCATAATCCACTTATGAAACTTCCCTTCCCCTTCACAGTCCCACTCTTTAATCGCTTCGCTAATGAACCTGTCATTCAATCGCTTACAATCCAAGAGCACGACTTCATTCACAGCCAATATCTTGCGGTTAATCATTCCTCTACCCCTATATCTTGTGGCTCCTCTAACTTCTTCGGTTCATCCTCGTAAACAACCCTGACGATGACCTCTCTCCGTTCCCAGTGCTTCTCTGGGGCATAATCCCCTTCCATCTTGTTTAGCTCGGCAATAGCCATAACTGCCTCTCTGCCTGTTACTGGCTCTTTCAATTGGCTACTAGCTATCTCGCTTAATCTCTCCAGCTTTCTAGACCAGTCCATATAGGCTTTATGTCGGCTGTGGAATTTAATCTTCTGGAGCTCCCTGACTGTATCTTCATCGTGTGCCCATCTATAGGCAGCAGATAAAGAAATTCCAGCCTGGCGACCAGCTTCGGCTATGCTCAAACCTTGAGTTAGAAGTTCAACGAATTTAGCTTTGGTGATGATGTCAATTTTAGGCATCACAGACCTCTAATTTAGACTAACAGGAAAAAGCTCATCTGTCAAGTCTTATCTTTATCTTATTCTAATCTTATCTTCTTCTCCTTCTTAGTGTAACCTTTTTGTAACTTTCATGTAACAAAAGCCTTGACAACGCTGTAACTCTCGTTGTATAATTTTAGAGGTAGAGTTACTACCAAAAATACAAATATAGGAGGTTATTATGCCTACGAAGGGATGGAGAAGGACATGGATTAAGCTCTTTGTAACTGGTTGGTTACACGGAAGTATCAGGTGGCAATTAGAGCCAGACGAGCGGTCAGTTTGGGCAGATTTAATCTGTTTAGCGGGAGAATGCGGTCATCAAGGGAAAATTTGTGATAATGACGGGGAGGCTTTACCGCGCGATTTTATTGCGAACCAACTAAACATCAAACGGACTTTACTAGACAGAACGATTGCTAAATCAATCCACAACAACAGGCTAATTGAGGAGAATGGATGTCTCCTAATCAAAAACTGGGGAGCATATCAATCAGAATATGACCGCCAGAAGCCATACCGTGAGCGGAAAAAGACCAATGCAATCTGGGAAACTATGCCTGAAGAAGAAAAGAACCTGGCGATTGAGTGCTTTGGTCCCATTGAGGGCTGGGACAATCACACCTGGGTTGCCGTTACCAGAAAGTTACCCGACAGCGAGTGGGAGCTTATCCAAGAAGAATTGGCAAAGCCAAAGTAAATACTTCTTTAGAGCCATTTAGGAGCATCTTTAATGCCGAAACCTGTCAATAACTCACCCATACTTTAGTTTTTAGCACTTGACAAGCTGTAAAGAAGTATAGTAAGGTAGTGTAAAGTTAAGGTAAGGAACTTTATTAGCAACTAAGTGAATAAAAAGGGGGAACCATGAAACTAACATTTTATGATTTTCTTCACATTGGACGCCAACTCAAAGAAATAGGCTTTGACGCTTACCGCAGGCTCATTTACTATAAGGGGATGAAATATGCTGAGCTTATCCTGAAGGGCAAGAAGAATTTAGCATTGTAGAGGTGACAGAATGAAATATTTTACACTAAACAAGGCTCAAAACCTCATTAGAATAATCCCTGATAGGCTTTCAGACAATGAACTACAAAAGCACATAGTCAAATTAAGGGATTTTAAGGGATACATAGACAACCAAGATATGCCTCGCTTAGTAGATGGAGGGTATTGGGGGCGTGTCTGCGACCCAAGTGCTAGTGGGCTAGTTCCTCAAGACATCTGGCTACAAACTAATCTCGGTCAGATGTTAGATATAGCCACTAGTGAACGGGCAAAGAGGTTTAGTTATAAGGAGAAGGAAAATGACACAGAAGCTATTTGAACCAAAGAACAGAGACCGAGCTGTTGAAACCACTTGCTCTAATCTTGTTATGACTGGCGTGCTTCTACCCTCAGAGGTAGGGAACTATATGTCTCGGCTAGTGGGGATGAATGACCTTGAACTAGCTGAAACCCTTTGTTATTCCCGACTGCTTTGGGATAAGCATCTTGAGCACGACTGGAATTTTAACTAGAGGAGGGACCTTATGGAACTTTTAATCTGCGACCACGCTGCCAGATGTGAGAATTACAGTTGCCCACACTGTCACCCACATTATAGCTATCCCATTCCAAGCCAAAACAATCATCCTCAATGTTTGGATAAGGATACCTATTGCTATTACATTCAACAAGCAGTCAATTGCCAATCACTAAAGAAAAGGGAGGTTCCATAATGGACATAATAGAAAACAGCCAAGCTAAAGTCATTAGGCTCGATACTGAAGCACCTGCTTATTGGTGGGAAAGTGAGGAGAAACCAAAAGCGTTTACTTGTCATATCCAGATTCTGAGACCTCAAGACCCTTTGGACTTCTACCTCTCCCTAGATACTTTATTGGCCATTGCTAGAAAGGCTAAAAGTTTCAGAAGGCAACTTCAACTTCAATGGAGTAACCCAACAACCGATTGCTGTGGCACTGCACTACCTAGAGAGCATACAGTAGGGCATTTTATTGGTGACCGCTATCAGATTACCTGCAAACAGGGTTATGGATGTAAAGCAAAATGATAATCCGCTGTGCTTGGTGCCGAAGAATAATTGGTCATAAACCGCCCTTTGCCGGCAAGTTTAATAAACAGATAACCGACGGCATCTGCCCAGAGTGCCTTAAAAAGTATTTTGGGCTGAAGGCAGAAATGTAAACCAACCCCCTTGACAAAGTTATTGCTAAGGTTTATAATAATGTTGCTATGGCTAAATATGACACTTTGAGAAAACTAGAGCGAAATAAGATGCTTCAGGAATATGCCAAATCACATCCAGAGTTATCGCTCAAGGAGATTGGGCAAGCATTTAACATCTCTGCTAGTAGAGTATGGCGTATTCTCCACAGCAACAAGGGTGAAAGTGGTGAAAACGATAATAGATGAGTCTTTAGATATCCAACCCGTTCCTTTTGGTGCTCAAAATGGTAGATTGCCATTGTATCACCAGAAAATTCGGCAAGCCCTATTCGGTTCTCCGACTAAGGTCAAGTACTAAATTATCAATTCTCCGTAAATAATATGGTAGGTTTTAAGCTATGAAAGAAATAAAACTGGAAGTTCACAACCTCATACATTACAGCGAAGCAGCCAAGATTCTCGGGGTGTCTAGGCAGACAATTCATACTTGGGTTAAGCAAGGCAAACTGAAGCTCGTTGCTATAGCTGATAGGCGATATTTGCTCCGAGAAGATGTTGAGAGGCTGGCTAAAGTAAGAAGGAAGAGCTAATCATAGCATTTTGCCAGACAGAGTATCCACCAGTTAAATTTTATGATATAGAATAAAAAGGGAGGTGAACTATGGCAGAAGTAAAGGAAAAGAAAAGAGCCGACTACTCAAACAGTGCAGAGAGCCTGATCAATCCGCCAGAGATAGGCGAGAAATTAAAGGAACTGTATCAGGCTCAACAGGACGTTAAATTGCAAGAGGAATTGCTAAGGGAAATTGCTACATACCAGCATCTTAAAACCTCTGAGCAAAAGGTTGCTGACCTTACTGCCCAAATCAAGGATATGATTGATGCCCAGGGCAGTTATCAGGATTTAGAGCAGGGCTATTATGCCGTGAAGTATCGCCGAGTCAGCAAGGCATATGAGGCTGAACCTTTTATTAAGGCATATCCGCAGTTTGTGCCGGCAGTTATCATCAATTCGGTCAATACTCAGGCACTTCAAGGCTTAATTAAAGGTGGATTGATTACCGAAGAGGATTTGAAAAGGAATTTAGTGCAGAAGGAATCAATCAACTACGCCTATGTTGTGAAGGTGGAATGATGCCATACTACCCAGAAGACCAAAGCCAAGAGAACATCAAGAAACTAAGGCATGAGAATGTTTGTGCTGAGTGTGGCAGGCAGCTATACGCCTACTTAGATATAGAAAACAAATTAACTTACCTTGCTTGCCCTACTCCAGGGCATGAAGGCATAGCCAAAGAATACCAGCCCGCAAGGGAAGATTATCAATCAAATGTAAGGAGGTTACACGAAATGGAGCAAGAACATGGTCGAGAAACAGCATTAGCATTACAGAAAATGCCTGCTCACGGACAACTAACCCAATCTCAAGCCATGCACATCTTGAAACTTGTTTACCCTAAAGCACCAGAGGATGAGGTTGTCAGGTGTGCCTTGCTTTGTCGAGACTTTGGGCTTCACCCTCTGATGAAAGAGGTTTATCCTATTCCCTTCAATGTCAAGCAGAAGAATGGCACATATAAGGAGGAGTGGGCTACAGTGGTCGGCATAGCTGCCAACCGCAAGATGGCAGCCAATAAAAAAGGTGCCTTTTCCTA